GAAGGTGACTGCGATGACTTCGCGGTCACGGCCCTGTGGATTGCCGAGGGCCGCTCCCTTTGGCGCTTCTGGCTCGCGCTCTGCACAGGCCGGGCCGCTATCTGGCGCGTCAAGGGCGTGCGGTGGGTTTCCCACGCGGTGCTCTGGCACCGGGAGCACGGCTGGATCGACTGCCAGAACCCGACCTGGGGGCCGAACCGCGATGTACTGCGGTGGCCCCGGATGCCGTGGACCATCGCACTCAAGATGCTCATCGGGAAGCTCTCGCGCAGATAGCGGCGGCACCCAAGCAGCCACACGGGGCCGGGCTCGCAAGAGTTCCGGCCTTTTTCCTATTCAGAGGTCAACATGGCGGACAACCCCCAAGAGACGCTGCACTTCCTGCTTGGTGGGATGGACGCGAACATCAAGAAACTGGTTGAGGCGAGTGAGAAGCAGGCCGGGCGCATGACAAAGCTGGAGGAGAGGACTACCCGACTGGAGGGCTTTGCCACCCGGATCGGGGTGCTCACTGCCGGGCTTGGCGTTGCCGTCCCCACCACCATCACCGTCATCTTCCGCAAGCTAGGGCTACTGTAATGGCCAAGGGATCAGCAAACGAGAAGGCCCTCGGCGCGCTGCACATGAAGATCACTGCGGTGTTCCAGAAGGTGCTCTCCCGATATGAGGCCCGGCTGGACGCGGTGGATACCGTGGACCCCAGCCAGATCGAGGACGACGTTCTCCGAGAGCTTCTGGCGGATGGTGCTATGCCGAACCCGGCGATGCTCTCGGCGATCACGAAGTTCCTCAAGGACAACAGCATCAGCTTCGACAACGAGCAGATCACGGAGCTTTCCGATCAGGAGCGTAGGCTCGCAGAACGCCGCGAAAAGCGCGGGAACATCGTGGACCTGTCCACCTTGAAGGTGCAACATGGCTGAGGAGGGGCGCCCGTTCGCCCCCGGTGAACGCTGGCGAGAACTCGACATGCTCCGCGAGGAGTACAAGGAGTTCGGCCCGTTCCTCTATGATGTCATCACCGGATTGCTCGGCTTCACCTGCACCCCGCTGCAACTCGACATCGCGCGCTATCTGGAGCATGGGCCTAAGTACCGCATGATCCAGGCGCAGCGCGGTCAAGCCAAGACCACCATCACCGCGTGCTATGCCGTCTGGCGCATGATCCACGACCCCACCACGCGGGTCCTGATCGTGTCCTCCGGCTCCGACATGGCGACCGAGATCGCGAACTGGATCATCCAGATCATCATGGGGATGGAGGAGCTTGAATGCCTCCGCCCGGATAGGTCCGCCGGCGACCGCGTGTCGGTCAAGGCGTTCGACGTGCACCATGAACTCAAGGGACCGGAGAAGTCCCCGAGCATCGCTTGCATCGGGATCACCTCGAACATGCAGGGTAAGCGCGCTGACGTGCTCATCGCGGATGACGTGGAGAGCGCCAAGAACAGCGCCACGGAAGTCCAGCGCGAGCGCCTCCGGCACCTCACCCGCGACTTCACCTCAATCTGCTCGACCGGAGACATCATCTACCTCGGCACCCCGCAGTCGGTGGACAGCATCTACAACGGGCTCGTCAGTCGGGGCTTCGATATCCGCATATGGCCGGGACGATATCCGACCGGGGAGGAGCTCCAGAACTACGGCGCGCACCTCGCCCCGATCATCCGGGAGATGCTGGCGCGTTCTCCTGCGGTCCAGCTTGGCGGTGGCCCCATGGGCGACCGGGGGAAGCCCACCGACCCGGCATTGCTCGGCGAGGGGCTACTCACGGCCAAGGAGATCGACCAGGGCCGGGCGTACTTCCAGTTGCAGCACATGCTCGACACGCGCCTCATGGACGCGCACCGCTTCCCGCTCAAGGCGGACAAGCTCGTGTTCATGCACGTCGCACAGAAGTCGGCACCGCTGGAAATCCACTTCCAGCCGGGGAACGAGACCTTCATTCAGACCCCGATGGATTGGCCAATCGCGGACAGCTATTACCGGGCAGCAAGCTTCGGCACCGAGTTCGGTAACTTCCAAGACACGCATATGTACGTGGACCCCGCCGGGGGTGGCCAGAACGGGGACGAGACGGCCTACGCGGTCACGAAGTTCCTCGCCGGGCGCGTTTTCTGGGTGGACATCGGCGGTGTTCCCGGCGGCTTGGACGCCGGGAGCCTCGACATGCTCACGGAGGTGGCCGCGAAGTGGAAGCCCTCCCGGATAGACGTGGAGAAGAACTTCGGGAACGGGGCACTTGCCTCTGTCTGGAGGCCGAATTTGCTCCGAAAACACGCCTGCCACATAGAAGATGTGTGGGAGAGCGGGCAGAAGGAGCTTCGCATCATCGACGTACTAGAGCCCGTCATAGGCTCTAACCGGCTAGTTGCGGACCTCTCCCTGTTGGAGAAGGACATCAACGAGTGCCGGAAGTACCCGATAGAGCAGCGCTCGTCGTACAGCGTGTTCTACCAGCTATCCCGGATCACGCGGGAAAAGGGCGCGCTGATCCATGACGACCGGCTAGACGCCCTCGCGGGATCAGTACGCTTCTGGACGGCGCACCTCGCACAGGACGAGTTCAAGGCCCGAGCTAGGGCAGCGCAGTCCCGCTATAACGACATGATGAAGAACCCCCTGGGGAACGGTAGACCCGTGCCCGGCTGGAACAGCTTCTTCAAGACCAGCAACCAGCCGAACGCGCTCTCGCGTATGCGGCGAAAGATCTGAGGACAACCCAATGGCAAAAGAGACTGCACCCGTGCAGACCACGGCTGCACCCCCGGCGGTCATTGTCGAGGCACTCGACCGGCAGGTTTCCGGGCGGGTGACGAACCCGACTGCAATCGAGTGGCCGCACGACCCCTACGGCATCACCACGGCGCTGCGCGTCGAGGGGGCCAAGGCCGTGGGCCGCGTGCATGGCGACCCGGACAAGCTGGAGGTCGTGATCGGCGTCCTGCGCTGCCTCGCCGAGCACGGCGCTACCTGTCTGGAGGACCAGCAGAACGAGGCCGCTCAGCGCGCGGCGGCTCTGGAGAACCAGGCGGCAGCCGCGAAGTACGTTGCGCGGGCTGATGCCAAACGCAGCGTGGAGCGCCTCGTGAAGCAACTCCAAGACGCGGAAGCGAAGCTCGCGGCCTTCGAGGCGGAGACTGCATGACAGTACCGGCATCCTTCTTCCAAGTCGTCCGCAAGCCCCTGTTCGGGGGTCGCCTGACGGAGCCGCAGGTGGACGGGCTGACCCGGATCGTGGAGTACGGCGTGGCTGACGGGTTCAGCCGCCCGGACCTCGCGTACGTGCTCGCCACGGTGCATCATGAGACCGGGCGGCGGATGCAGCCGCTCCGCGAGGGCTTCGTCAAGACCGACGCCTCTGCGCAGCGCGCTGTGGCGAACCTCCACGCCAAGGGCATCATCCGCACGAACTACGCGCTCCCCGCCGGGCCTTACCGGCAGTCGTACTACGGGCGCGGACTTGTGCAGATCACTTGGCACGAGAACTACGTGAAGTTCGGCAAGCGCCTCCGCATTAAGCTGGAGCAGCACCCGGACCTCGCCCTTAAGTGGAAGCACTCCCTCGACATCCTGTTCATCGGGATGAAGGAGGGGCTGTTCACGAAGTACAGCCTCGACGAGGTGCCGGATAACATGAAGTCCCCGGAGTTCGACCGCACTGACCGGCTCATCATCAACGGTGACGCCAAGAAGAACGGCGACATGATCGCGGACTACGCAGCGAACTACTGGTACGCATTGGAGCACGTCTATGAGTGACAAGGCCCTCAAGACCTACAAGCGGGAAACCGCTGCGGTGATGTTCGTGTTCCTCGGGTATATGTTCGTCTGGGGTGTATCGACCCCGGAGGCGAAGCAGATCGCGGAGTTCCTCACGCTCCCGATCTTCACGTTCGGTGGCGCAGCCTTCGCACTCGACGCGGTGTTCAAGCAGGGCACCCGATGAGACGGCTCAAGCGATGGATCGCGGCACTCCTGCTGTGCATCACCTTGGCCTCGTGCGGCGCGAGCCCCCTAGGTCTCCTGACCGGGGGTGGCCCCAAAGTCGCGGCGAACGTCCAAGCAGGCAGGACCAACACGCAGGCCATGCAGGCCACTGTAGTGGACCAGAAGATCGAGGCACCTGCTGCCCAGGTCATCCACCAGACGGGAACCGTCAAGAACACCACCACCGACCCATATGTTCTGGCACTGCTGTGCCTGTTCTCGGGTCTCCTCATCCCATCCCCGCAGGAGATCGCCCGGTACATCCGGGGATGCTTCCGAAGGAGGAACTATGGCACGGATCAGTAATAGGACTGGCCAGATGGCCACCACCCTGTCGTGGCAGAAGCTCCCCGCAGACGCTGCCCAGGACCCGTGGATCATATGGGCTGAGGGTGCTGAGATATACCTGTACATCGGTGATAACCCGGTCACGGCTAGCGCCTTCAAGTTGCCACCGGGCGTGGCGCTGGAGCGCATGGCCACTGTTCAGAACATCTGGATCAGGGGAGTAGACACCACCACGGTCGTCTACTACGTGGTGTAGCCATGCCGATGTATCCATTCAGCACCGGCGGCGGGGGCGGAGGCACTGGCCCTGCCGGGCCGCCCGGGGATGACGGCCTGTCGGCCTACGAGATCGCGGTGGCGGCAGGCTTCGTTGGCACCGAAGAGGCATGGCTTGCATCC